CTTCGACTAAGCAATCCATAGATTCTAGTTTACCGGCAAACCTAAAGAAACCATTATCAGACATCCAGTACGCAGCACCATCAACTTCTACCGCTGCATTCATACCAATCAATCCACAGTTAGTACCAACTTGCTCGAAGGCAAATGTAAATGGAGTACCAACAAATCTCATAGTAAATAAAGACGTATCACTCCAAATGTATATTGCATTTCTACCAAGTGTAGCACCCATGATCCGTGATCCGGAGGCCAGTCTTTGTGTACCGGCACTATTAATTGCTGTTGGTATATAATCTTCTATATTTTCTTGAGATGAAAATCTTATAAACATATCGTCTTGTGTTGACTTATTACCTATTGTTTTTTCTGTACCAAAAAATACTAAGTGTCTATCAGGAGTCGATACTAACATATCACGTGATGCTGTAGGTGCTCCTGGAATAATAACTGCTCTAGTGTCTGTAGCGTTTGCTGCATCGCCGTCCCATTTAAAACATTCACCGTTATGAATTAATGCAATAAGAGTTGTTCCTAAATTGTCCAAGGACCATAGACCTGGATCAGTTACTGAGTCAGTGTTAGCGGCAGGTGATCCCCAACCTGTGAAAGAAGATGTATCGGTAACTGTTACACCGGTATTGTGTGCAGCTCGTGTAGTTCCTCTTGCCGCTCTAGTTATACCTGTAAGTTTGTTTGCTGTAACACCTGTATAAGAAATTTCTTCTGTTCCAATTTGAATAAAGTTAGTACCACTGCTTGGAAAACTAGTTGTACTAGCTACAGTAATTTCTGTAGCTGAACCATTGTTACCGTTAGTATTATCTCCTAACGAACCGTTTAAAGTTGTAGTTAAAATTCCTAAAATATTACCACCCCATAATGATATACCCCAACCAAAAGCTCCTAGTTGTTCTGCCGGTCCTACATGGTAGTATTGAAAAAATTTTATACCTCCAGAAGTAGTAGCACCATTTCCTGTTTCGTTAGACGGCATTGTAATTGTAATTGTTCTAGAAGTAGGTACACTAGTAACCATAAATTTTTTACCATCAAAATCTGTTGCATCAAAATTAGAACCTGCAATTTGTGCAAAATCGCTGAGTAAAATAATGTCGCCTTGTACAAAAGTTTGATCTGTAGGAAACGTTATTGTAACGGTCGGTGATCCATTAGTTGTACTGAATGCATTAGTAAGTGATGTACCTGCTGGATTAACTAAAGGATGAATGTCGTAATATACACCACCAGAATAAATATATAAAATACTATTAGTACCTATAGCTGCAAATTTAATTGAAGCTGTGTTAACAAAATGATGTAAACCTCTAGCGGCTCCAGTAAGTTTTGATTGACCTAATTGATTCCAGCCACCTATCTTCTCTGGAGTACCATATCTAAAACGTACGTTCTCCCCATCAACCCATTGACTTTCGGCTCCAGTATCTGTGACTTGTTTGTTGAATCCTGGTAAAAACCCTAATTTTTGTAGCATAACTTTGCACTATATATTGAGATTTGTTTAAAATCCAGTTGTAATTTTTTTTATTATATTACCATAATTGTAGTTATTAACCATATATTATTTTATAATCTTTAAAATAATAATCTTTTATAGATTTAATTTGTTTTTTTGTAAGTATGACATCTATATCAATATCGTCATAATAACCTTTATCATAAGTTATATTTTCTATATTTGAAAATGTAAAATTGTATTTTTTATGTAACCATTTTATAAAATTCTTACCAAGTCCTTTTTCATAAAACCATATTTCGGTATCAGAACCTATAAAATTTATTTGTGGTACATGCCAGTTAGCTTGTTCAGTTACTATTTTACTATTGACATACCCATTAAAATCTAAAAATATTTCTTTTATTTTTTTATTAAATTTATCCATGTCTTTATTGTAATAACCATAGTAACCTTCTAAAATTGATTTGAATCTATCTACAGGATCTCTAACAACTGTAAAATTTAAAATATTTTTATTATGAATAAAATTCAAAAAATAAGGATATTCTAAATGAGGTACATGTATTTTTTTATTTTTTATTTTATCGTGAAAATCATTTTCAAATTTAAACATGTCACATTTATAATTATTTTTTATAAAAAGTTGGCTTATATATCTACCACCTGTTCTAGGTATATGAATAAACATGTACTTATTATCTATTAACATTTAGTAATGTTAAAAGACATAGATACTCTATTTTCTTTTTTATTTAAATTTGGCTGTACTCCATGACTCAACCAACTAGGAAATAATAGTAAATAATGTTCGATTGATTTAATACTAAAATGAGAACTATTATAGTTAGTGTATTCTTTTATGCAGTCTTTCCAATTTACTTCTATTTGTTGTAAAGCTGGATTAACAAAAAAAATATTTCCTGATTCTTTTGGAACTTTTATATAATATACACCTGAAACAACTGCATCCCCATGACTATGTACTAAATTATAATCTTTGTGACCATTCATATTACACCACATATTACCAATTTGAAATTTACTATAATCTAATGAAAGAATTTTTATATATTCATAGAAATTTTTATCTATTTCTTCAACAATTTGTGAAAAGACTTTTTCTTTTAAAGGTAAATCTTTAGATTGCCAACCAGTGGGGCTGCTAACTGTTCTACCTTTTGATTTTTTTTTTAAATTTAAAAGATAGTTTAATAATTTTTTATTATTAACATCTAACTTTTTTTCATAAATACCTGCTTTAAATATATCAATCATTTTTTTTTAAACCAACTTGGAAGACCTACGTGAGGTCGTGTGTCAAACATATTATTTTTTGCTTTTTGTGTTTTACTATCATTATAATGTAAGAAAACTTGAGCACATTCTTTACCTTTAAATTTTTTTCTCCAATGTTCTAATTCACAGCCTTTGTATATCAACATGTCTCCAGGTTTTAAATCTATTTTAATACCTTTTTTTCCTGTTTCCCCAGAAGGTTCTAAATATATAGGCCAGCTATCTCCACCAAGATTCATAGTGGTAGACCATTCACAACTAAATCTATCTTTGTGTCTTTTTAATTCATCACCTTTTTTATAAATTCTAGCATAAGAATAAGCTGGATATAATTTTAATCCTGTAATCTTTTCCATCTTAGGCTGACATTTTAACATTAAAGTTTCCATGGCAATATCAGAATAACAAGAATAAGTATTTGGCATTTGACCATCGCCGTTTGTTCCTAATAGTTCTTCATAAGGAGAAATGTATCTTTCTTTTAAACAAGTTACATAAACTTGTTTCTTAATTAAAAAATAATTAAATAAAAACAAAGCTAAGTCTTTATCAATTGCTTTTTTAATTACGGTATATTTCATTTTTAAAAATAATTAAAATTAATGTTAACTCTTCTTTTTTCATCAGTACAAAGACTGCTTGAATGTTCTTTACTTGGATCAAAAAAAACTATTCTATTTGCTTTAGGTTTTACTTTTTCTTTACCAAAATAAGTAAACCCGTTGTTATCGTTTAAATAAAAAAGACAACCTTTATGTACAAAAGAATAATCAACATGTGGTTGATTTATTTGTTTCTTGTCAATATTTAAATGTAGATTTGCTTTTATTCTTAAAATACTTTTGCAATTTATTTTTTTTATAATACCTTTTAATAAATAAAAATGACTACTTGAAATACCGGGAGCGTCTGTGACTGTTAAATCTTTAAAAAAATTATGTGTAAAATATAATTTATTATTTGAATCTTGATCATTAGTAATGACATCATTGTAGTACCAAGGAAAATTGTCTCCAAACATGTTTTCTTTTATTTGATTAAAATCATCTGTATCTAAAAAATTATCCACAACTTTAATCATTTTTAAATATTTCTTTTGGCACAGCTTGAATATTAAAATGAATAAATCTAAATGGATCTATGCCCGGATCAACAGTAAATTCATGTTCTAAATAACCTGGAAAAATTACTAGATCACCTGGTGTAGGTCTGTAGTGCATTTTTTCATTTCCATAATCTGCGTTAGATCCTGTCTTTAGTTTTAATTTAGTAGCACGTGCACCTGTTCTTGGTTCATAAAAAACAGGATACGATGTTTCACTACTACACTTTAAAAAATAAAATCCTGATACGTGTTGATTCCAATGTACGTGTGCTGAATGATGACCACCACCTTTTTTAGAAAATTCTTGTACCCAAAACTCATTAAGTATCAATGTATAAGAAGATACATCAAAACCTTGAAAATCTAAAAATTCTGAAGATTTATTACCAATATAATTTCTAAGGTCTAGAAAATTATTGTCAAATGTTAAAGGAGTTGAGTGATGACTAATTCCAAAATCACCATATTTTTTTATATGTTCTTTTGTTTTTGGAATATTTTTAGAAGCCTTAACATATTTATTACTTGCTTTATCTAACGATGTTAAAAATTCTTTTTTATTTTCAACCCAAATAGGTGTTTTAAAAAATTCTTTTTTTATCATATTATTTAAATGGATATCCAAGGTTCCATAGTACCAAAGAATATCTTGTTCCTTTCGTTATTGGTTTAACTCTATGCCATGAATTTGAAGGAAATACAATGATTGATCCTTTAGGCAATATTTCTTTTGCTTGTATTAAATGTTTAGATTCATCTCTTTTATTAGGATTATAATCTCTAAAATCAAATTCTAGTTCTCCTCCTTTATATTCTGATCCATCAGTTAACTGACAAGTAACCGATAGTTTTCTTATTTTTCCGTATCGATATTTAATATTTTTATTATCAAACGGTTTTTCATAACTGTCGATATGCCAATCATAAAATTGATTATTTTTATACTTTGTAAATTGACAAGGTTCAGAAAAATCCCATTCAAAATTCCAACCTGCATTTTTATTAGCTGAGTGTATATAAGGATGTATTTCTTTATAAATCCAAGGTTCATCTAGCCAAACAATTTCAGAATCTCTAATTTCTTTTAAATCTTTAATTTGTTTTTTATTTAACTTTGGTTTATTTAATGATTGTTGATGTCCTGTTTCTGCCCTAATTAATTTTTTTGATAAACCATAGTTTATAATATCATCACAAAATTTAGGAGTTAATGCAGATTTAAAATACCAATAATTAGAGATATTCATATAAAATAGTTTGAATAAAATTTAATGAATCTTCTTTTTGTTTATTTATAATGTTATACATGTTTGAAGATGGAAACATTATAAACATATTGTTTTCTAATTCAATATCCCAACTTCTGCCTTTTCTTCTATTATCATCATAATAAATTCTAACATGACAATCTTTTACTTTTACTCCATAGAGTAAAGTAAAATCTGAAGAGTTACGCAAGTCGACTGGATCTACATCTAACAAAGGCATAGTTATTTCTTCTTTATTATAAAAATCTCCGTAAGTTTTTTTCTGTATTAAAGTAACATCATGTTTTACTTTTATATGATCAGAAATGTAGGTAGATAATTTATGTATAGTTTTAGAAAATTTAAATTTACTTTTATATAATTTAGATTCTAATATATCGCTGGTTAAAACTTTCTCTTCTATTTCAAAACCTTTAGGCATTGAAACATCTCCATAGTATAAAGCTTGCTCAGATAATACTTTCTTTTCCATAATTTCTATAAAGAAATATATATATATTTAATTAAAAAGTAAATACTTAATTATATTGCAGTAGTTAATAAAGTCCAAGTTTGATCAGTTTCATTCCAATCGTAATGGTATTTATTATTTTCATCAGCTTTTTGCTCTGGTGTTAAAACTAATGGTTGTCCAATAGGAGATTCCCATTGTGCTATTGCTATATTTTTTACCCAAGAAGTATATGGTTTAGGGTGCCAAAAAATTTGATTTTCTAAGTCCCATGTATAACCAATGCTCGCATAATTTCCTCTAAATGCTTTTGAATTATCTTCAGATCTGTGTTGATTATGGTGTGTATTAAAAGAAGTTTTAATCCATAAATGTGCCGGCCAATTATTATGTGTTTCTAAATATTGTTGACCTACTGATTCTGTTTCAATTTCATTATCGTTTAATAAATAAATATCTTCTATAGTTAAAACCTGTAACACTTCATTTTCTTCTGATATTTTTGCAAAATGTGCCATATTATGCTTCTACCAATCTATATCTTATAATTACTATTCCAGAACAACCAGATTGTCCTTGACATTTTCCGCCAAACCCACTGTTTGATCTAGGAGACATATGTGGACTAGGTCCAGAACGACCACCGCAAGAATAATATCTTGGTGATCCATCAATACTATTAATAACTCCAGTAATATTATCTCTAGGATTACCACCTGCTGCTCCAGCACCACCACCTTGTGTACCTTCAGGAGTTCCACTTTGACCATTATTTCCTTGTGGAGGACTTACAGGTGGAGTATTTCCCGTTCCACCACTACCACCACTAGGACCGCCAGCACCACCTCCAGAACCTCCGGGTCCTCCAGGAGCAGAACCAGGAGTTGATCCTCCATAGCCTCCTCCAGCTGCCGTTAAATTTATAGCGTCTGAACTACTACCACTACTTGCGGGAGCATATGGACCTACTGGTCTTACTGGACCACCTCCTCCTGCTGCTCCTACTGAAATTGGATAGCTTGTTACAGATACAGCTGCAGCGGGTGCTTGAAGTGGACTTGGTCCACATCCAGCAGCTCTATAACCACCTGCTCCACCTGCTCCACCATATCCATATCCCATACCGCCACCGCCAGCGACTATTAAATACTCTACTACCATAGCATCAGGACTTCCTGCTTCTGTTACTTGAAATGTTCCTGGACTTGTAAATTTATGGACTTTATAATCTCCGACTGTACTTACTGTACCACCTGTTGCTACTAAAGGTGCAAAAGCCGCACCTCCTCCAGCACCAAATCCTAAAACTTGATAACCAAAAGATTTACCTCTTCTGTTTTTAATATTTTTTGTGTTCTTACTTGAAGTAAGTTTATTTTTAATGTCTCTCATATCTAAATTTCTTATGCGTCGTTAGCTGCATCAGTAGTGTAGAATATTCTGACACCAAGAAGTCTACAATCACCAGTAAAAGTATCTCCACCATCATCAGCGTTTCTTTTTACTTGAAAATAAGTTTGTTCGCCTGCTGCTGGAGAACCTGCAATTGTAACTGCAGCACTCACAGCTGAAATTTGTTGATCTTCAACTGTTCCAATACCAGCATCTGTTACTTGTATCCCTGTTCCAAAAGCAACATCGATAGTATCACTATCCCCACATGCAACACCCATTAATTGAAAGTATACATTACCTGTATTAGTATTACTTGGAGTCCAATAAAATTGGTAAGTTATTGTACCTTCATTCCATGATTTAGGAAAAGCTACTGAAAATTGTGCAAATTCATCTGTACCTGCATCAAAATCTAATACTTTCATATCAGGTCTTCCTGCTGTTGTTTCAACTTGTTCGGGTGATGCACCAGCTGTTGTTGATGCATACATTGCTGAAGCTGGAACCCACATAGTTTCTAATCCAGCTGTTTTAACTAATCCAGTTGTAGATGTTAATGTTCCAGCTACTGTTACATTACCAGAACTATCTCCAGAAATCCAAGTTGTTCTAGTTGAACCATCATAACCTGCTATTTTTAATTGTCTGTCACCAGTTGCACTAGCGGCATCTGTCATTCCTATGATTACGTTACCGTCACCACTTGTTATGTTTTTACCTGCTTGATTTCCAAGTCCAACATTATTAGTTCCAGCGTTATTAAGTAATGCTTGATAACCTAAAGACGTACTTCCTGCTGGATTACCAGTTCTATTTGCATCATTTCCAATTATGGTATTTGAACCACCACTTGTTAGTGAACTTCCACTTCTGTAACCCACTGCTGTGTTATCATCTCCATTTTGGACAGCAACTAAAGAGCTAATTCCAACACCAACATTTCTGTTAGCATCATTCAAAGTTCCTGTTGTTGCATGACCAACTAATAAACTGTTTCCAAAATTAGTTCCTTCAATTTTACCCGGTACTAACTCTGCAGTTACATTGGGTAATGTGGATACTGCTGAACTACCTACTGAGTGAGGCTGTGCTTTTAATTGTTGACCATGTGAATTATTTTCACAGTTTAATTGAATAGTACCTACGTTAGTATTACCTCTAACAGTTATGTGACCTGTACCTTTTGCTAATAAATCTAAATCAACATTAGTTTCACCTGTTGCTGACAATCTTGGACCATTACCCGATGCTGCATTAGCAAGTGTAAATTCATTTACCGCTGAAGCTGTAGCTGTTAAAAGTAATAATTCATTTCCTCCAGTATCTGCAATTTTTGTTCCAATTACAGGACTAGTTAAAGTTTTGTTTGTTAAAGTCTGTGTGCCAGTAAGAGTTACATCTCCGTCCGCTCCTAGAGGAACTTCAATAACACCTGTGTTAGTTGCAACACCATCAAGATATACAACTTTATATCCTTTGTCTGTTGCTGAAAAAGTAACCGTAGCTCCTGAACCAGATGCAGCTTTTAATTGTACTGTGTATGCACCCGATGTACTGTTTTTTATAAAATAAAAAGTTTCTGCAAGAAGAGGAAATGTTACAATTTTGTTTCCTGTAATAGCTTGTGGTGATACTGCACCAAGAATAATAACTCTGTTTTGAGCAGCACCTGTTAAAGCACCGTCTGCGATTGCTAAAGCTGTTGTATTAGCTCCTGCACCTGCAGCGTTTAAAGTTTGAATTTTAAATCCACCAAGCAATTGTTCTGCAAGACTTAAGTTAGCGTTTGTTTTTGTTCCCCAAGTACCAGCGTTTTCGCCGGTTGCCATTAGCTCTAAGCCAAGATCAGTAAAAGTTGATGCCATAATTTTATTCTCCTATTAGATTGTTAATTTATATTACTTATACGTGTAAAGTCAAACATTAGTTTGCTACTTTCCTTGTGTAACCAGTACTATCTTTAGGTACTAATCTATTAAAATATCTTAAAGGAATAGTATCATTTAATTCTGTAGTTGCCTGTACTCCTGTTAATCCCATTACGTCTGAAGGTGAAATTGCACCTACAGCAGAAGTTGATTGTAATCCTGTTAATGGTACTCCTATAGCAGGAATAATAGACCCTACTGAAGCAGTTGCTGCTACTCCGGTCGGGAATACTGCTAATCCAAGGCCAAGTGAACCTACTGCAGATGTAGTTGATAACCCAGTTAATGGAATTATTTCTTGTAGACCTGCCGCAACAGCACCTACTGCAGAGGTTGTTGAAAGTCCTGTTAAAGTTAATGAAGCATTTGTTTGCGGAGATAGTAAACCTGATCGAGATAATAGTAATCCTTGTCCAACTAATCCTACTGTTTGTGCATCCAATGCAATTGCACCTACTGCAGATGTAGCCGATACTCCGGTTAAAATATGTGCTTCATTAATATTAATAGACCCAACTGATGATGTTGTTGAAAGTCCTGTTAATGGAATAAAGTTTTCTACAGTAGTTGAAAGTGAACCTACTGCAGAAGTTGCGCCAACTCCTGCTGGTGTTAAATTACTTCCAGCAAAAATAATTAAACTATTGAGAGTAGTTGAAAGTGCTTGTCCTGTTAAAGTTACTGCAAGATCTGATTCAACAGAAAGTGAACCTACTGCAGATGTAGTTGATAAACCTGTTAATATATGTGTTGAATTAATATTAATTGCACCAACGGAAGAGGATGTTGAAAGTCCTGTTAAAGTTAATGTAAGATCTGATCTTGCAACAGGTGAACCTAATGTTGAAGTTGTTGAAAGTCCTGTTAATGAAATTATTTCTTCTACAGCAGGTGAAAGTGCACCGATAGAAGATGTTGTTGATAAACCTGTTAGTGATACGTCAAGAGAGGATTCTCCCCAGTTTTCAAAACCCCATGTATCAGAACCCCAACCTTGACCTGTTTCTACTGTAAGTGAACCAGTAGCTGATGTTGTTGAAAGTCCAGTAAGACTTACGTCAACGTCTGATTGAGTACCGTAAGTATTCTGTCCCCAGGTTGTACCGGATTGATTCCAAGTATTAGCCATAAGGAGTAACTCCTTATGCTATTCTAAGTATAGCGTTTGATGCGTCTGCGGCTGGAAATTCTATTGTGAAAGTTCCACTTGTTACAGTTTTATCTCCACCGAAATCTATTGCACAAACTGATGGATCATTCGATGCAGTATCATTAAAAATTAAACAACCTCTAGCTGTGAATGAAGCTGATGTAAATGATATGTTTGAAAAATCACAACACGCTGTATCACCAGATAAAGCCGGTGTTACATTTGTTAACGCTGCACCTTTAGTAGTGTAACCATTACCATTAGCTACTTCGTTAGATGTAGTATACGCAGTTGTTGTTTTATTTAGTGTCGCTGAACTTGTGTACAATGCTAGTCTAAAAGTATTTCCGCCATTTGTAAAATTGTGTATCGCTCTTAAAACTTCTGTTTTGAAAGTGTTACATACTGCTGATGTTATTGCCATAATTTTTTATCTCCTAATTATTGAGGCGGTGACTCGATTGGAATTCTTAATGTACCATCCGTGTAATCGTCTCTTCTTCTTCTTCCAATTTGCATCGCTGCAAACTTTTGTAGTTCCTGTGTATACTTTTGCGTGTACAATGTCAACATATCTTGTGGACCTTTTAAAAATCCATAAGCTTCAACAAGACAAGCATATAGCAATCCTTGAGGAAAATAGTTACTTAAATATGTACTAGAAGTACCATCGTTTCCTGAACCAAGACCCACGGGCATTGCATTATAATGTATAATATATTGAAAATTAGCACTTGGTGTAGGAGCTAAATAAATCGCACCTGAAGTAGCTGTTGTTGCACCTGTTGTTGCACCACCAAACATTGAATAATATTTAGGAAATCCAGTAACATCTTGATCCGTTTCTCCTCCTGCTTTTCCTGTTAAATTACCGCTATACTCTGACATAAAAGTTTGATCACGTCTCTCTAACCATTGACCTTGACCATTAGTATTTGCAGTTGAATTAAATACTTCTATACCTCTTACAAACAAAGCTGAAATAGGCATTGTAATAGTATTAAAGTCTGTTGCAAATTGTCCTTGATCTTGAAATCTATCTGAGTCCATAGGACAATCTAAATTAATTCTATGTTGCGCAGCCATAATAAAACCATCTAAAATAGTTTCTGTAAATACGTTACTACCAACCTCAGTGTAATCTTTGATTGCTTGAACTAATGTTGCATATGTATAACCTGATAATCCTGCCATGGTTAAGCTCTATCATTTAATGGGCCGTATGTACACTGTAAACCACCACCTACAATAAGTCCATCACCTACTCCCCATTGTGTAGGCACAACTAAAGCTAGAAAACTATTTGTTTCAGTAATTGTTG